TTAATATCAATCCTGTATTTCATTCTTCTTATCGCCTCCTTCCGCAGAATCAAGTAATCTTGTTATAATTTCCGCCGTGACCATATAATTTTTACTATCCATTTTTCCCAAAACTTCTTTCACCAGATTCACAACCTGCGTATCCAGTCTTCGTATCGGTTCGTCACCGCCAGGAATCGGAGCCATATTCAGCGTTGCTCTCCATTCATTCGGAAGCATTGCACCCCTGTCAACCATTGCCTGGAATGCCAGTTTTGTTGTAAGACTTGCACAGGAAAGATTGTTTGCTTCAAATTCGATCCGGTTTCCAAATCCCCGTTCTTTCCTGGTGAAGATTCCGGTTGTATAAGTCTGGTGCATCTGGACAACTTCCGGTTCGATTTCTGCTTCATAGTAGGCATTCCACTCATCCTCAGTGTAATCGCTCTGAACAATTTTCTTGTTGGTATTGAAAAATGAATAGATTCTTTCGATTGTGCGATCCGTCTGTGCTGCATTTGGAACGTAATCTTTTGGTTCAATTCGCTCCACCTTTGCCTTCGCATCCACGCCAGCCGCCCCGAACGTATCCGTTTCAACAGCCAGATAATTTTCAACGAACTTCTCAACATTTCGCTTGATGTCCTCTTCCCGCATCGATGAGCTGTAAGTCAGAAGCCACCGTATGATCCCGCTGTTCTTGATTGCGCGGATCATCCCTTTGTCAATCGTGCCGATCACATTCATCATCTGTGTAAGTGCCGGCGCAGGACTGTCTCCGAAAATATCATCTTCGTTGTAATCGTGGCGCAAATGGATGATATCTGCATAGCGGAACGTCCCACTTTTCCCATTACGATACAAAAATTTCAGGAACAATTCACCCGAACTGTCATACTTTGCCTCAGCGGATACGCATGGAACCGGATACAACTGCACCGGTTTCTCATTCTCGTCTCGCACAATCAATATAAATGCGTTATTATTCAGACATAACTGCGTAGCAACCTTTTCCTGCATCTGCTGCGCCGTCATATACGGGTTTGGTTCGGAAAGTAAAAATCTGATGTTTGCTTCCGGATTTACCTTGATCCCGCCTTTCGGATCATCCCTGATATGTTTTCCAACCAGCTTTCCAATCGCTTTCACCTTCGGACGGATGCAGGCTCTTACAATATCACTTTCATACAACTTTCCATCCCATGCATAGTAATAATCACCTGTCATGGTAATCATCTTGATCATGTTATGTTCTGTTGCCTTTTCGTCTGTCTTTGTTGGTTCTCTTTTCCAAAATGGTTTCATGTTACCTCCACAAAAATAAGAGCCCCCGGCTCTCTAAATCAATGACATATATTCATTTATGTTATCCTGCATCACTACATATGCATCCAGCAATGCCGCCGTTCCGTCAATCCTTCTTCTTGGGCTACTTGTTTTGATCGGCTGTATGTTATCGTTTTTGTCAATGTCTACTGCCGTATTACACAAACACCATTTATCAACCGGATTGTTGTTATATACAATCAGCTTTCTTTCTAAATCGGCTCCAAGACACTTCATCGGCTGCGATAAAGTCTTTTTTCCCTGAATCACCGGTATCATTGCTGATTTTCCGAAGTAGTCCTGCATATCTTCCACAAAATATTTTGCGCTCCATGCATCATAGCCAAACATATTCAAATAAATATCTTGCTTTTCCTGTATTTCTACAAACCAAGCTTTTACATCTCTGTAGGAAATCTTGTTTCCTGGACACGTCCGCACATATCCTTTTTCTATCCAGATATCGTATGGTACTTTGTCCTCTGTCACATGTTTATCTACCAATTCTTCTGGAATCCAATACATAGAAATTACATAAATATGTTCATCGTCCGGAACTTTAAACAATACTTTCGCTGCTGTTAAATCCGTTGTAGACGACAGATCAACTCCACCGATTCCATATCTCGGCTTTAATGCTTCCAGATCGTACTTTTCCGGATTATTCGCCTGTTCAAATGTGAGCCATGCCTCTGATGAAGTTTCCCTGATATTAAACTCTTTACAGAGCAGATTTTTTACCATGATTGGATTCTTCTTGGCTTTTTCCACCTTGTCTTTCAAAGTTTTGGCATTCTTGATTGTCCCAAGTCCCGGATTGGCTTTCATCCAGCATTCTTCCTGTGTCCATTCTTTCCGATTGTCCAATTCATATATAAATGCAATCAGATGTTCGTCTTTGTAGCCATCTGGATCAAAATATCCATTGATCACATTCTCTGCCTCTTCATATTTCTGATCGTATATGTCCTCCCGGATAGTTCCGGCTGTTGAAGTAATGCTGATCAGCGGCTGTTCTCTCGCTGTGATTCCATCCGCCATGATGTCATACAAAGCTTTTCCCTGTTTCCACTGGTGGATCTCGTCCATTAGAACACAATGGATATTAAGACCATCCAGAGTATCACTATCTGAAGCCAAAGGTTTGAATACACCATCATTGAACTCTGTCGTAAGTTCTGCCACCAAAGGTTTTACTCTTCTCAGAAGTGATGGTGATTTCTTTACCATTCTTTTTGATTCCAGCCAGATAATCTTACTCTGATCTTTCTTAGTGGCAACCGCATATACTTCCGGTCCCATTTCTCCATCAGCAGTAAGCATATAAAGACCAACTACAGATGCCAGAAGAGATTTTCCGTTTTTCTTTCCCACAATCAAGATCGATTCCCGGTATTTCCGATTGCCCTCAATATCAATAAATCCAAACACTGTTGCGAGATAAGCTTTTTCCCACAATTCAAGCAAAACTCTTTTCCCGCCAAATTTTCCTTTGGAATGTCTGCAGTAATTTTCAGCAAACTCTATCACATGATTTGCTCGCTTAGGACTGTAATAATATTCTCCTGGGTTTTGAATATCATAAACAACTTTCTTGTAAGTCCGATACACCTTATTCGATACAATAATTTCTTTGTTCTGGATCTTTTCCCAGTATTCCAGAACTGGATTGTATTCCTCAGGGTATCTAATCATCCCTGCCATTTACAAAATCCTCAAATCCATCATTTGTCTTGGTCGCCACCTGCTCTTTCGGTACCAAATCCGTCAGCTGCTTTATGACAGCCATATAGTTTTTGATCATTGTATTATATATTTCAACTTCTGCAGACTTCTTGACGCCTTTCTGGTTCGCACCATTCTGGTATTCTTCTGTGTAACCTTTTTCGGCAATCTTTTGTCGCAATTCATGTAGAGAAGCGCCCATGAAAGCAGCCTCTTCTACGAGATTTTCTGTCGCTTTTTTCGTTTTTTCATCAAGCTTTTTATAGATTCCGCCAAGTTTTCTTTTCTCGGCCGCAATAATCTGTTCTTTGGTTTTCCCCTCGTATTTCGCCACTTTTCCAGGTTTCTCCTTCCTTTTTTCGTTTATTTTTTTCACCATTACCTACACCCCCTCACGCGCGCGACCTGCGTGTTGCATGGAGGTAGGACTGTGGTCAGCCGTGATTTTTTACAAATTATTTTTCAGGGGGGAGTACGACCATTTCCCCCTCGCTATCGAATTCATATTTCACAAGACCGTCCGCCGGTCCATCTTTCATATTTTCTTTTTGATGGCAGATATGGCAGTCATACTTTAGATTATTAAATCCTAACGCAATGTCCAAGTCACTGATGTTGTCCGGCGTCAGTTCTATCTTGTGATGTACGATGTATCCTGGTACTTCATGACAGGTCTCACACATTCCGCCGTCAATCGATATTCTCTTTGCTATGTATGCTCTTCTACAATCCTTCCATCTCTTTGAATTGTAGAACGCTCTTGCAAATTCTTTTGCCATTCATCTCTACCTTCTATTCATTACAGTTGCAAGCTCACCAAAAAGGCTTGATAATTCCAAGCAGTCTTCTTTTGTGAGTTGGTGAGAAAAATAATCATCACACTGTTCATTCAGATAAACTGCATTGTTTTCAAAGCATATTGAAAATATTCTATCTTCTTTCATCTTGTCCAACAGGCATTTATGTTTATCAATTATCTCTTCTCTATCCATGGTTTCTTTCCTCTGACGGTTTCTGTATCTGTAATAAGGAGTTCTAAAAAAGT